CCTGTATATCGCCGTCCGCCGCCACCGAAATCTTCCCGGCGCACCCGACCGACATCTCATGCGTGTCCAGATCGATCTGCCAGTAAGAACCATCGGCAAACGCGGTTTTAAACAGCCTGGGGTTGCCGGACGGATCCGGATTGGCGTTTGATCCGAGCGACCCCGCAATCACGCCCTGCGCCGGATCGCCGTCGGGGCAGATAAGCAGCACCTGTTCGCCGTACTTCGGCGGATTCCAGTCGCGGCGATTACCCATCCGCCCGCACATCCAGCGCAAAGGAGCCGTAAGCAGCTCCCCGCTGCGGACCGTGGCGCGCGCCTCGGCCGGGCCGTCGATGACAACCTGCTCAATCGTCCCCAGAAGGACCAGATTGGCAATCCGCCGCTCGGCCTCCCTCAGATCAAAATCATCTGTCCGTTCTTTGCTCACGGTTGCCACTGTCCTTTACAAATCAATTTGCTTCTGCCCGAACCCGTTCGCTCTTTTCCCTTCAACCTAAAACCTAAAACTTAAATCCTAAAACCAGGACCCCGAACCCGGACCTAAAACCTAACTCTTAAAACTTAACCCCTGAAACTCAGTACTCATCCTCTCCATCGATATACACCTCTTCGGGCACCACGCCGTCCGGCCACGGAATCCCGGAGGTGGACATTTCATCGGCCGTGCTCTGCGTGCCGAGCCGGACCGGCTGCCGCCAGACCACCGCATTGAGAGACGTTCCCTGGCCGATCAGCCGGGTGGAAAGCACATTCTGCCAGGTGATCCGCGTTGCCTTGCCCACGCCGTCGATCAGCGAATAACTGGTCTTTACCACGATGCGCACCGCCTCGCTCATATTCATCCCGGCCATGTCGCGGTTCTGCCCGCCGGTCAGAATGTACGCCGTAAACACCGTGTCATACGTCTGCGTGTCATCGCCGACGTCGGACGAAGAGGGCGCGGACAGCGCGGCGACAAAAATCGCCGGCAGTTTCACGCTCATGCGCTTCAGCTCCTCCGCATCGACCCGCCCCTCGTGGATATCGACCGCCGCCAGGGGAAACGCCTGCTTGAAGATCGCAACCCAGCGGTCCAGCGCCTGCGCCGTTTTCAGTTTTTCAAAACATGCCATTTTCACGTTTCAGGTTTCCCGTTTCAGGTTTCCCGTTTCAAGTTTCAGGTTTCCCGTTTCAGGTTTCACGCGGCGGCTACGCCGCGCCACCACTCATCAATCAGTCCATTAATCGCCTCTTCATTATCCGGACTCAGGCCGAGGAACTCGCGCTGCGGAATCCCGCGGGAATCATCCCCGAACTGGTGCGTCGCTCCGTAAACCAGATTGGTTCCGACCTCCACGTTGTCTCCTGTCACTAGGTGGACCAGGCTGTCGCGCAGATCGCCCTCCAGCTCCAGGATCCCGCCGCCTTTCTTCTTGCGCTTTGCATAGGCAGGGGAGAGCGCCGGCCAGGCCGTTCCGTCCGGTGCGGCCTTCGTCTGCGTGATCCGCTCTTCCGTCTGACTGACGACCAGCCCGCCGATCGCATCGAGCAGCGGATCAAAATCCGGACGCAGCAGTCGCGCAACCAGCTCCTCGACCCGGTTCAGGCCCCGCATTTCCACGTTAATGTTTGTCCCGGACATAGCGCTCAAATGCTCAGTTGGAAGTGATCTGATTTGTAACGGTCCCGTCAGCTGTCACGTAAAAAAAGATTCGTCCCGTCATCATAGAGCTTCCCATCGAGGGCTATGCCAAGAATCTCGGTTATAGTAGAGGCAGCAACATACGACAACGTCGGCAGCGGCTCGCCCGATCCGTTGACTGCGTACCAACCGCTTTCGGGAGGAAGATCGGCATCCGAATCAACGCGGTATCGTTCCAGCACCTCGTCGTCAAACAAGGAGACCATAGCCCAGTAACCGCCGTACTTCTGGATTTTAATATTCGACGATTTTTGATAAGAGGCCTCACTTATCCGGGTATAGATTCCGGGGGTGTAACTATATCCCGTATCGCCGACGATCACCGCGGCGGGCAGCATGTTCCCCCCGTCGCGGTCTAACTTCCCCGCATCGGTCGCGGCACGGGCAGATGCCTCCGCTGCGAGATCGCGAGCCAGCACATCATAATCGCCCGGCACATTATCGATTCCGCCGAACGCCAGGCCGCCCGCCAGACATGTCATCACACCCGCCAGCAAATATTTCATAAATCGGTCTCCTGTTTTCATTTTCAATCTCCTGTTGATAGGTAGATATATTCAACAGTCTACGTTCCACGATTCACCCTCAATCACCACTCCAGCGCTGAGACCGTGTTGGTACCCTCATCGCTCACCACCCAGATCGCCCCCTGCGGTGCTCCGCGGTCGCTTTCTTGGAATACACTCTTCGCCCCTTCCAGCCGGATGCCGGCCCCCGGAACCGCCGGAGAGTTAATGTTGACCCGGATCGATCCGCTGCTGCCGAGCATCAGCACAAATCCAAGCCGCGGCCCTTTCTCCACATAGCGCAGCACAACCGTTCCGTTGGTCTCCGTGCCGGGAACATGCAGGGCCGGCGCATCTGTGCCGAGTGCCCCGTCGTTTTGCGCCATGTACTGGTCGGTGCCCCGGCGCAGAATATCGCCCTGGGAGACCTCTGCCCCGGCGGACCACAGCGTGCCGTAGCTCCGGCCCAGATTCCGTTCAGGCAGAATTTTGATGGCATTTGTAGTCACTTGCATCTCCACCGGCGGCGCGGCGGAAACAGCCCTCCCGACCAACAGGGTAATCAGTAGACACATCATTTTTTTCATACTTCTCCTTACTGCAACGAGATCGACCCGGTTTTAATGGTTCCGCCGACGTTGACATCGACATAAATTTCAGTCCCGTCCGCGCTCAAACGGAAAGCGAACATCCCGGATGCGAGTGAATTATCAGCCTCTGCTCCGTTGTCTGCTGGCGATGCGGTAAATGCGGTATCGGACTGCTCAATCGTAGAGGCCACCATCCCGGTCTGGTGCAGGCGGACCGCCGATGTCCGGGTATCGTTATCAACCCAATAGCCCAGCTCCTGTACGTAGGGTGTCCTGACTTTAACCCGGTTACCGTACGCCCCCGAATAATCCGCGTAGGCGGTCGGCCACAAGCCGAACGCCGTGGAATATTCGCCGCTCGCCGTGCAGTGATGCCCGACCGCTGCCGCTCCGGTTCCGTCAGCGTGCGTAACCATGCCCATGGATACGCTGTCGTATGCCGTCGTCCCGCCGTTGCGGCCCACCGCCAGCGATCCCTGGCCATCAACGGTTAAAACCTCGCCGATCCCGCAGCCGTTTTCACCTCCGCTGCCATCGATGTTGACACCGATAATAACACTGTATTTCTGAGCTTTATTGAGCATACCGAGAGCAAAACCACTTAGGCCGGTTACCGCATTCTGATAACCCCAGGCGCACGCGCCCTCGCCGGATGCTGTATTATCCATGCCCCACGTCCACGATCCGGTTCCGCTCGCTATATGATTCGTATCTGCTCTGTAATACTGATTTTCAAGTGCATCAGAGCCGATCGTACCGGCTCCGGGTGCCCCGATCAAAAAGCCACCATTGGAATAGGATTCTATTCTGTAATATGATGTCCCCGAATCATCCATTATTGTCAAAGCCGACGATACGGTGAGATTGGTGGCCACCCCGTCTTCTGCGGGGATTCCTCCTGTGCCCTCACTCCCGTCCGGCCATGTTGAGCGGGAGACGCCGCCGAAAACCAGGGTATCATCCACCGTTGTTGTCCCCTGCAGGGTCAGATTAGTCGCCGCCCCGTCAGTCGCAGCAACCCCGCCGCCGCTGATCATTCCGGCAGGCGATTCTGGCACATTCTGCACCGCGCCGAACGCCCGGCAGCTGAACAGCAGGGCGATAAATAGAAAATTAAAAACCGTTTTCATATTTCATCTTTCATACTTCACCATTCGATCTTCGGCCTCACCAGGTACAGCCGCGCACTTCACCCGGACCCTCGACCGCTTTCACACGGATTTCCGCCTGCGGGCATGCCGGGCCGCCGTCGCTCCAGGATCCGCGCGGCCAGAGCCGGATTCCTCCGTCACCCTCTCCGACAACCAGATCCACGTTGTTTGTTCCCGTATTCACGATGGCAAAACCGCTCCGCGGTCCGGGCGGCACGAATCCGGCAACCAGCGTGCCGTTTGTCACAGCGGCTCCTTCGCCCGTCGGCGCAGACGTTCCGGATGTCCCGGCGGTGTGCACCAGGTAAAACTGATTTGCCTGGGTTGCAAAATAATCTCCGGCGGCATAGGCTGTGCCTCTTTTCCAATAGGGGACCGCCCCGATCCGCAAATTCCGCCGCGGCAGCACAACTGCTTCCGAGTCACTGTTAACGGGAATTACAAAGTCCCGCTGAGCCATCGCCGAAAAGGAACACAGCGCAGCAATCAAAATCATCAGTCCTTTTTCATAGTTCATAGTTCATCCTTTGCCTGTTTTAGGTTTTAAGGTTTCAGTTTTAAGATCCGGAGCGTCTCCCTGACACCTAACCCTTAACACCTAATACCTAACACCTGCATCTACGGACTCCACCCGGCGAAATCCGCCCGGCCCTCCTGGACAAACCCGTCGCCTCCGGACGCCGACGGCTTCTGCGTTTCCGGCAGGCCCAGGTCGCCCTTGCCGTCGCCGATCCGCGTCAGCAGCTTCACCGCGTTATTCCGTCGTTCCGTAATGAAATCCGACACCGTCGACTCGTCGCACAGCAGATAAGCCGCGATGTCGCACACCGCGTTTTTCAGCGCGGGCGGCACAAAGGGAAAGGGCACCGCGTAACGGGCGTTGAGATAGCTGTCCGCCTCCGCGCTCGCGTCGTCCAGCGCCGGGCCGATCCGTTCCAGGTCCGGTGCATCATTGCAGCCGTCCGCGTCCGTATCGATCCCGGCAATCACCAGCAGCCGCGCCGGCGTCAGCCGCGTCTCCATATCCTCTGCCGTTGCGTATGCCATTTTTCAATCTCCAGCTGCCTGTTTTCCGGCTTTTGTTCCGTCTGAGCGTCACGTGCGAAGAGATATCAGGCAAAGTACCGTTTAAAACCGCCGCAACACTGTTTAAATTTGCGGACCGCCCGATCTCCCGAGTATCCGGTCGGGCGGCCTCCGCCGCGCCGCAGTGCGCCGTTTAGACTTCGATTCCAACCTCTTCGACCAGCAGCATCTTCTCGGCCTGGATGGCCGTGAGCTGCTCCGCACTCAGTTCGCTCACCGGGATCTCGACCGGCGTCGCGGTGAAGCGCCGCCCGCCGCGGTAGAAACTCTCCGTTCCGCGCACCGTCGAAACCCGCAGCGCCTTCACTTTTTCAGGCGGAGCCGGCGGTTCAGGCGGAGCCGGCGGTTCCATCGGCTGTATCCCGTTAATCTCCGGCCCCTGATCTCCGATCTCTGCTTTTTTCTTTCCAGCCATCGTCTTTCTCCCGTCTGTCAACCATTAATAAAGCTCCGGACGCAGCGCGCCCGAAGCGCTCTTACGCTTCTCCCGTACTGCCGTAGACCAGCTGCCAGAATCCGTAGGCGGCCGCGCCGCGGGCTTCCACCGAATACAGGAACTCGGCCCGCATAAACACATTCGGATCGTCCGGGTTATCCAGGGCAACGGCCTCCGGCTTTTTGCGCGGCTGATAAATATACGGTTTAAGGGCCTTGGTCGTATCCAGGAGGAACCAGGCGGTCGGACTGATCAGCCGCGGCCACACCACAACCTTGAACATCCCCTTATAAGGATTCGGCTTGCCGTCTTCCAGGCGTTCATTGGTCATCAGCACATTGGCGGTTTCGCGCAGCGCCGGCGGCACCAGCAGCACATTGGGCATCACGTTCAGCGGGCGGCCCTCATCGTTCTTCAGACTGCCCATCGATGTCAGTGCCGCACCGAGCGATGCCTGCGCGGCAGCCAGTGTGGCGCAGCTGAGAGCCTTCGTGCCTTTATTGCTCGCGGTTCCTTCGCCAACCGGATGGTCCGTGTCGATCATGTACTGTCCGTCCCAGCAGGGAGTGTCGAACGAGCCGTTTACCACGTCGGCCACCAGCTCATCCGGCCACGCGGCCGCCGCATCGGCATGCGCACGCACACGGGCGACATAAATGCCGGTCTGCTCATCCTGCAGATCGTCGCGTTTCACGCCGATCGTCGCCTCATAGGCCGTATTGTGGACAACGTATTTCGCCGCGTCGAGGGCTTTGACCACCTTGTCGCCGATCCACTTGCGCAGGCTCGGCCAGTTGTCCTTGATCCAGCTGTAGTCGTTGGACGCGCCGGTCGACGGCACCTCCGAGGCAATATCAGGCCATACCGGCGTCGCCTCGCTCAGAACCTTATTGAACGTCGTTTTGATGTTCCTGAACAGGTCGCTGATCGTTGTTTTATTGATAAGCATCTTCGTTTCCTTTGTTCTGGTTTTTACTTAAAACTTGAGTCTTAAAACTTAAAACCTAAGTCTTAAAACCTACCGGGTTTCCACCCATACGCCGCCGTCGCTCAGTTCAATGCACGTGCCGGCCGCGCTGCGCGCCCCGGCGTTGTCCGTTTTGGACACCGTTTCATCGTCCTCGATGTAAACGGTCTTCCCGAGACAGCTCTGATCGACCGGATCGGTCGCGCTATTGGACCATAAGAAACAGCCGCGCAATACATCCGCGAGCAGATCCCCGTCGGCACCGCCGCTGTTGTCAACCGTCTTTTCGGCCCGTCCGAGAGCCGTCAGTGTGGCGGACTCGGATCCCTCGACGGCGTAGCCGGCCGCATTGGCGCACACCAGCTTGCCGGCTTCAATCTTCGTGGCGGCTGCCACCGGAGGAGCCAGCAGTTCCCCGTCCCGGTAATTTGTTTTTCGTTCTGCCATGATTCGTTCCTTTTTTTCAGGTTTCAGATTTCCCGTTTCCAGTTTCAGGTTTCCCGTTTCAGGTTTCCCGTTTCAGGTTTCCCGTTTCAGGTTTCCCGTTTCAGGTTTCAGGTTTCAGGTTTCAGG